CTACATTTTTAGAGTTTAAAGATAAGGGAGTAGTGCGAGATGTTTCTCGTGCATTAAACATTCCTCTTCCAGATGTAAATAAGGTTTTAAAACTTGTTGACACTTGGGATGAGTTTTGTACTTCAAAAACTACTCAGTGGTTTAGAGATAAATATCCAGAGGTGGAGAAATATGGAGAGCAATTACGTGGTCGTATTAGAGGTACTGGCATTCACGCTGCTGGCGTTGTCACTAGTAAAGATCCTATTTTTAGGTACGCACCAATGGAGACACGCTCTGTTACAGGTAGCGATACTCGCATCCCTGTTGTTGCGGTTGATATGGAAGAGGCTGAAAAGATTGGTCTAATTAAGATTGATGCTTTAGGCTTAAAGACACTGAGTGTTATTAAAGACACACTTTCAATAATTAAAGAACGTCACGACAAAGATATTGATTTATTAAGTATTGATATGGATGATAAAAATGTGTATCAAATGCTTTCAGACGGGTATACCAAGGGTGTATTTCAATGTGAAGCAACACCATATACAAACTTACTAGTAAAAATGGGTGTAAAGAATCTATCAGAATTAGCAGCATCAAATGCTTTGGTTCGTCCAGGTGCAATGAATACAATTGGAAAAGATTATATTGCACGTAAGCACGGTAAGCAAAACGTGTCATACAGTCATCAAATTATGAAGCCATTTACGGAGGATACTTATGGTTGCATTCTTTATCAGGAACAGGTTATGCAAGCATGCGTACACCTTGGACAAATGTCCATGTCGGAAGCAGATAAAGTTAGAAAGATCATTGGAAAGAAAAAGGATGCTAAAGAGTTTAATGCATACCAGGACCAATTTATTAAAGGTGCTTCTGCCTATATTAGTCCCAATCAGGCTCTTGACCTATGGCATGACTTTGAGGCGCATGCGGGGTACTCATTCAACAAGTCTCATGCGGTTGCTTACTCTACGCTCTCGTATTGGACGGCGTGGTTGAAGTTCCACTACCCACTAGAGTTTATGTACTCACTATTAAAAAATGAAAAGGACAAAGATGCACGAACTGAATATCTTATTGAAGCGAAAAGAATGGGGATTAGCATTAAACTACCTCACATTAACGATTCGGATATTGATTTTAAAATTGAGGGTAAGGGTATTCGGTTTGGACTCAGTGCTATCAAGTTCATCTCTGATAAGATTGCAGAACGATATATACAATCACGACCTTTTAACTCTTACAAAGAACTTGAGGAGTTTACATTCACAAAAGGAAATGGAGTAAATAGTCGTGCATTACAAGCATTGAATGTAATTGGTGCTGCAACATTTACTGATAATCCAAGAGATGATCAGCAGATTAAAGAGAATCTGTATGAGTATTTAAACCTTCCAGAGTTTAATATAACAATTCCTTCACACTACTATGCTTTTATAAATGATATTGAAGAGTTTGATGAAAAGGGTTCCTTTATTCTTATGGGTATGGTAAAATCAATTAAGCGTGGAAAAGGTTGGTCCAGAGTAGAACTATTAGATAAAACAGGAAGCGTAGGTATTTTTGATGACGAACAAACAACTATTGAGGCTGGCATATCGTATCTCATTTTGGCTAATGATAATCGTATTGTTAGTGCCATACCTGTTGATGAAATAAAGAATTCTGAGAGTGGGCTTATTAAGTTTTTAAATTATAGAATGTTGCCGTATACAGAGGAAGAAATGTTTGTAATATCTTTTAAGCCAAGAATTACAAAGGCTGGAAAGAAGATGGCATCACTTACGCTTGCAGATACATCAAGGGAGTTGCACTCTGTTACTGTTTTCCCTACAGCGTTTGCAAAAGCATATATGAAAATTGAAGAAGGTAATGCATACAAGTTTGTTTTTGGTAAGACAAAAGAAGGAACTACTATATTGGAGGATGTAAATGTTTGATGAGTTAGCAGAAAAAATACACAAGAACGCAGTAGACAAAGGATTTTGGGATAGAACCGTTGACCCAATTTTCATAGCAAAACAAATGATGATGATCGTATCTGAAGTCTCAGAAACAATGGAGGCTTTACGCAAAGAGATGGATCCTAATCATATGTCAGATGAGTTTGCAGATATTATTATTCGCACACTAGATTTATACGCTGGCATGGTTGAAGCGGGATATATGACAAAATCTATAGACCAAGCCATCAAAGAGAAGATAGAAATTAATTCTCAAAGACCAAAGAAGCACGGTGTAAGATTCTAATGACAATGACAATAGAAGATGTCTTAGCACAACTCAATCCAAAACTACGTAAAAATATAATGACTGGAGATACAGTTGCTGCAACAGAATATGCTACAACACCTAGTTTTGGACTTAATAGAGCATTGAATGGTGGTCTACCTTATGGTCGTCAAGTTTTAATTTGGGGCAGTAAGTCAAGTGCTAAATCTTCCTTATGCTTACAAATGATTGGCCTTGCTCAAAAAGAAGGCAAGGTATGTGCATGGATTGATGCAGAAATGTCTTACGATAAAGCATGGGCAGAAGCAATGGGTGTGGATACATCTAAACTTATTGTATCTAAGGCACGTACAATTAATGAGATGGTTGACGTAGGTGTACAATTGATGGAGGCAGGAGTTGATATGATTGTCGTTGACTCTATTACATCCTTGCTTCCCGCTATTTATTTTGAAAAGGATTCAGATGAACTTAAGCAACTTGAAAACACAAAACAAATTGGTGCAGAGTCTCGTGACTTTAGCAATGCATGGAAAATGCTTAATTATGCTAATAATAAAGTTAAGCCTACTTTGCTTGTTCTTATTAGTCAGTCTCGCAACAACATTAATGCTATGTATACTAGCCAGCAGCCTACTGGTGGTCAGGCTACTAAGTTTTATTCCTCTACAGTTATCAAATTATTTTCATCAGAATCAGACAATCAAGCAATTAAGGGAAAAATTGCTATTGGAGATAAACTTATTGAAGAAAAGATTGGTAGAAAGATTAGGTGGGAGTTACAATTCTCTAAAACTTCTCCTGGTTTTCAGTCTGGTGAGTATGACTTTTATTTCAGGGGAGATAATGTTGGTGTTGATAGCATTGGCGATCTTGTTGATACAGCAGAATTAATAGGATTAGTAAATCGCACAGGAGCATGGTATCAACTTGAAGATGGAACAAAGGTACAGGGCAGAGAAGGGTTTATTAATAGAGTAAAAGAAGATTTAGATCTTCAAGATTCTCTTAAGAATAAAGTAAACAATGTCTAATAAACCATTTACAGTATACAGGGGAACGTTTCTTTGTAAAGAATGCAAAAAAGAAGTTTACTCAATGAGGCTCTGGGTTGATACAGGGAAAGCAAGTTGGATGTGTTCTGATAAGCATGTATCTGAAGTTCAATTAATCTATGTGAAAGGTATGTATCGTGACAGAGAAGAGCGAGTCTAAAAGAATAGGTGCCAAGCAGCATAAAAATTCTGGACGTAATACCCACAAAGGTGATGCAACTTGGAAAAACTTTACAATTGATTTTAAAGAATGTTCTAAATCTTTTACTATCAACAAAGATGTGTGGGCAAAGGCTGTAACAGATGCAATACGTAATGGTAATGATCCAGCAATTTGTATCATTCTTGGAGAAGGTAATTCAAAAGTAAGATTAATGGTAACAGAGTTTGAACTAATAAATCAAATAATAGGAGAAAAAGATGAATGAACAAAATGAGCCAAAGCAAACTACATTAGATATGATTAACGGTCTGACTGAAATAGCAGACTATATGAATGATGATGAACTTACTATGGCACTGACAATGATTGCTAAACTTATTATTAAGCCAGACATTCCTATCAATGTGGCACACATTGAGATAGTTAGGCTTCAGGCCATCGCTGCAAAAATGGCATTTAAGGCTACATGGATGGCAAATGTAGACAAATCAGATAGAGGCAAGAAGAATATTTATTATACTGCAGCCGAATCAATCAATAACTTGGTCTCTGCACTAAAGTACATAACACGTTAATGGTATACTTATATGAAAGAAAAGAGATAAAGTGACTAAAAATTTATTAAAGCAAGTTATGGTAAAGCAGGCAGAAAAAAAGGTATTTGTTGATGCTGATGCAATTATTGAAAAAATAAGATCTGGATATACGATTAATCGTGGTCCAAAGCATACACAAAAGAAAACATTCGCACCTTCTACCATTGCCTATGGACACGGAGAGTGCCCAAGATATTGGTATCTAGCCTTTGAAGGAAATGTATTTGAAGATACATCAGATGCGTATGGTGTAGCAAATATGACTGCTGGAACACTTTCGCATGATCGTATTCAAAATGCAATGATGGCTTCAGGTATTGCAAAAATATTCACTAACGATAAAGGTGAAGAAACTACAGAGTTCAAGATTACACATTCAGATCCTCCTATTTTTGGGTATGGAGATGCGATACTTGATTGGGCTGGAGAAGAAATAGTTGGCGAAATTAAGACTATGCCAAATGATCCATTTGAATATTTTAAAACAAAGGGGTCTGGCAAAAAGGGCCACCTAGTACAATTACTTATTTATATGAAGATTCTTAAGAAGGCAAAGGGTGTGCTTATCTATGAGAATAAAAATAATCATGAATTATTGATTTTCCCTGTGGAGATCAATGAGATATACAAGCAGTGGGTAGACTATGCGTTCGGATGGATGCGTGAAGTAAGAAAAGCATGGGAAGATAAAACACTTCCTACAAAGAACTACAGATCTAATGCAAAGGTTTGTAAAACTTGTCCAGTCAAAGCAGCGTGTGGTGAAGCAGGGGTAGGGTCTATCAAGATCAAATCTCTGGAGGAATTGAGTGAAACAATGTAGTTGGTGTGACAATCAATTTAAAGCATCAGTATCTTATCAAATATATTGTTCTGCAGAGTGCAGAGATTCTGCGACTAAAGAAAAAATAGTTGAACGACATAAGATATTAAGAAGAAAAAAAAGATTTGGTAAGGAAAGATTTTGCAGTGGTGGGTGTGGAACTAAATTAACAGTCTACAACGAGTCTGGATTTTGTGCCAACTGCAATATCAATCCAAAAGATGTTGTAAAAGCATTGAAAGAATTAAAAAGATTGGGGATTATAGACTATGAACAAGATGCCTAAAACTATTTGCGCTATTGATGCAAGCACTAATAGCCTTGCGTTTGCTATTTTTTCTACAGAGGCAAATGAAAAATTCCCAAAAACTCTAGGAAGTCTTGGTAAAATAAACTTTGAAGGTAATGATATTTATGAAAAGGTTATGGATGCCAGTAAAAAAGTAAAACCATTTTTTGATTTATATCAAGGCTTTGAGGCAATCGTAATTGAGCATACTGTATTTATGAATAGTCCTAAGACTGCTGCAGATCTTGCATTAGTACAGGGAGCCATTCTAGGGGCAGCAGGGCAGTCAGGAACAAGGGTTATCGGCAAGGTATCTCCGATAACATGGCAGAACTATATAGGTAATAAAAAGATATCCAAGGATGAACAATTACTTATAAGATCAAAAAATCCAGGCAAGTCAGTGTCTTGGTATAAAGCATATGAAAGAAATTTAAGAAAAGAAAGAACTATCAAGTTTATTAATATTAACTATGATAAAAATATTATAGATAACGATGTGGCTGATGCTTGCGGTATTGGTCATTGGGCTATTAATAATTGGGGAAAAGCAATAGGAGTTGACAAATAATACTATGGCTGCTAAACTATATACAAATGAGTCTTGGCTTCGCAAAAGATATGTGATGGATAAAAAGACTCCAGATGAGATTGCAAAGGAGTGTGGTTGCACAGTGGAAACTGTATATGTATACCTTGCTAAGTTTGGTCTCAGAAAGTCAAAGCGATGAGGAAAATGATTAAAATATTATCACTGCTTGCACTACTATCTTCAGTAGGAGTAGTATATGCCGTATCCACCTTTGGAAATTTGTTAGAGAGTTTTGATTGGGAAGAAGATGAAGAAGATGAATACATCTACTAAGTTAGTAACAAGCGTTGATCAGGTCAACCACCCACAACATTACACTACAGATCCTTCTGGAGTTGAATGTATTCAAATAACAAGACATAGAAATTTCAATATAGGCAATGCCTTTAAGTATCTTTGGAGAGCGGGACTCAAGGATGAAAAAAGACATATTGAAGATTTAAAAAAGGCTATGTTTTATATTCAAGATGAAATTAATAGACTGCAAGGTAAGTTTTAATGTCAACAGAAGAAGACTTAATCAAACATCTTGATCAGGTAAATACAGTTGTTGGCGAATATTTAAAAGGCAATGACCCAACAAAAATATCTAAAGAACTTGCTATTCCACGAGTTCGTGTTGTTGAATTAATTAACGAGTGGAAAGTTATGGCATCTGCTAATGATGCTATCCGTGCTCGTGCAAAAGAAGCGTTGGCTGCTGCAGACACTCACTACAGCAAATTGATTTCTAAATCGTATGAGGTAATTGATGAAGCCTCTATGACTAATAACCTTAGTGCAAAGACTCAGGCAATCAAGTTGGTGATGGATATTGAGTCAAAAAGAATTGATATGTTACAAAAGGCTGGACTGTTAGAAAATAAAGAACTAGCAGAAGAAATGCTTGAGATTGAAAGAAAGCAAGAAGTTCTGGTTGGAATATTAAGAGATATTGCATCAACTCATCCAGAGGTTCGTGATTTAATTATGAAAAGACTTTCAGAAATTGCCAAAGAAGGCGAAGTGATTACAATTGTCCACGAAGTTCAATGATTTTTTTGAGGCACTTCAAGATGACAATTTTGAAGAAAAGCCAGTAGATGTAAAAACGTTTGTAGAATCTCCAGAATATTTAGGCCAACCACCGCTATCAGATATTCAATACGATATTGTTAACGCAATGAGTCAGGTATATAAAAAAGAAGACCTACAAAAAATGATGGGTACTGAAGAAGGCGCAAGATATTACGCAAAATATACAAAGAACGAAATCATTCTACAACTTGGCAAGGGATCTGGAAAAGACTTCGTATCAACAGTAGCGTGTGCATATGTTGTATATAAACTATTATGCCTTAAAGATCCTGCAAGATATTTTGGAAAACCTTCTGGCGATGCTATTGATATTATTAACGTTGCTATTAACGCTCAACAGGCTAAGAATGTTTTCTTTAAAGGTTTTAAAACCAAGATTGAGCGTTCACCATGGTTTGCTGGAAAATATGATCCAAAAGTAGACTCAATTGGTTTTAATAAGTCTATTACTGTTTATTCTGGACACTCAGAGCGTGAATCACATGAGGGTTTGAACTTACTTATGGCAGTTCTTGATGAGATTTCTGGCTTTGCTAATGAGGTTGGCACTGGTAATGAACAAGGAAAGACTGCTGACAACATCTATAAAGCATTTAGTGGTACTGTAGACTCTCGTTTCCCTGACCTTGGAAAGGTTGTTTTACTTTCATTTCCTCGTTATCAGGGTGACTTTATTTCGCAACGGTATGATGATGTAATACTTGAAAAAGATGTTATAGAAAGAAAGCATACGTACATAATTAATGAAGATTTGCCACATGATGATCCTAGTAATAGATTAGATATTGGTTGGGAAGAAGATCATATTGTTTCTTACAAGGTGCCAAGAGTTTTTGCACTTAAAAGACCTACATGGGAAGTAAATCCTACTAGAAATATTGAAGATTTTAAAATGGCTTTCTTTAAAGACATGGGTGATGCAATGATGCGCTTCCTTTGTACCCCAACATATTCATCAGATGCATTCTTTAAGCAAAGAGATAAACTTGAAAAATGTATGACACTAAGAAACCCAATTGACAATTCAAAAAGAATTGATGCCTTTACGCCAGATCCAGATAAAGTTTATTTTTTACACGCTGACCTTGCCCAGAAACACGATAAGTGTGCAGTTGCAATTGCTCACGTAGATAAATGGGTAAATATTCAGGTAATTAAAGATTATGAACAAGTAGCACCAATCGTTGTTGTAGATGCCGTAGTTTGGTGGGAACCTAAGGTGGAAGGTCCAGTAAACTTATCCGAAGTTAAAAATTGGATTATCAACCTTCGCAGACAGGGATTCAATATTGGTATGGTAACATTTGACCGTTGGCAGTCTTATGACATTCAGCAAGAATTAAAAGCAGTAGGAATTAGAACTGATACGGTCTCTGTTGCTAAAAAACATTATGAAGATCTTGCCATGATGATTTATGAGGAGCGTGTTGCAATGCCACATATCCCATTATTATTAGACGAATTATCTGAATTAAAAATAACAGATAACGGTAAACGTGTTGACCACCCACGTAAAAAATCTAAGGACCTGGCGGATGCTGTCTGCGGAGCAGTATTTGATGCCATTAGTTTTACACAAAAAGAAAATAATCTTGAGATTGACGTACATACTTGGTCATCTCCAAGGAAAAACACAGATGTCTTTGTTGACAGCAATAGGGGACCTGTGATAGAATATAATGGTAAAGAGATACCTGACGAGGTAAAAGACTACCTTGACAGATTTAATTTACTATAGTAAACTAATAGTCTGGCTTAAAGTCAGAAAAACAAAACAAACAAGGAGAAATAAATTAAATGAAGTCATTTAAGAAAATCGCTCTAGCCATGGTTGCAGCCATGACTACCGCATCAATCGTCGCAACACCTGCAAGTGCTGCTGTAATGACAGTTTCTGCATTCGGTGCTTCGGCACACGCAGGTGCTGCTCTTGCTGCATCAGGTGCTGGATCAGGCGATGCAGTTGCAAACGCAATTCAAATCCCAGTACCTTCAACAAATGTTGTTGATGATACTAAGTCTGTAAAGTTTGTTGCTACTGTTGACACTGGAACAACTGTCACTGTAACTTCTACAAATGCATCTATTGTAACAGCACTAAACACACCTGCTGCTCCAGTTACTGCATCTGCTGGAACAACAACATATTCCGTAAATGTTGGAACTGGTACACAGGCAACATTCTACGTATTCACAAAGACAACCGCAATCGGATCTGTCTCAATCACTAATCAGGGAACTACTCGTACATTTTATGTACAGGGTACAAGCACTGGAGTAAATTCTATTTCTGTAACTGGCTCAGATATTGCTGCTGCTGGAACACAGAATGTATACACAGTAACTGCTTTGGACGTATTTGGTAATAAGTTGCCATCTGTCCCACTTACTGCAACAGTTGCAAACGGCACACTTGCTGCAGCAACTGCAACAACAGAATCAAGCGTTCTTGCTACTTATGGTACTGCAGATTTTAAGGTAACACTTCCAACAACTGGCGCAACAACAGTCATTTTTGGTCTTGGTGCTGCTGCAGTTCTACAGGCAGAAGTTGCTGGTTTCAATACTCGTACACTAACTGCTGCTAAGGTAATTACTGTTCGTGATCTTGCTGCAGAACTTGCTACCGTCAATGCACTGCTTACAGCAGAGAAGGCTGGTCGTGCTGCAGATAAGACTGCTGCGGATAAGACACTTGCTGATGCACTAGCAAAGGCTGCTGCAGATGCTGCTGCTGCTAAACTTGCTGCAGATACAGAGGTAGCAACACTTAAGGCAGAAGTTGCAAAACTAAAGGCTGATGCTGTAGTTGCTAAGGCTGCTGCAGATGCAGAACTTGCAAAGGTCAAGGCAGATAATGCTGCTGCACTTGCTGCAATTAAGAAGGCATTCAATTCACTTGCTGTAAAGTGGAATAAGAAGAATCCTTCCGCAAAGGTTGCAACAATTAAGTAATTAAAACTTAAACATTAAGGGCGTAGATTAATTTCTACGCCTTTTTTGTTTATAATAATGATATAATAATCCTATTAGTCTTTTGACTAACAAGGAGAACAGGAAATTAAAAAATTAATAAGAATAATTGCGGTGGGGCTGTTAATATTTGCATCGTCATTATGGCTTATTGATGACGCTCATGCAACTTGCGTTAACTATTTAGAATCTCAAACAATAGCAGCAGCCTACGAAGGCGACCAAATTCCAACGGTACACACAATGGATACCTGCTCAGGGGATGATGTATCTTATCAAATACCAATAGCAACAACCATTACATTTGATGGGGTTGAATATTCAAGCATATACGCTACAACAAACTCTGTAATAACATTTGGCCAACCAGACAACACATATTGGGCCTATCCAAATACACCTTCAATATCTTTATACTCAATGGATTGGTTTGCAGGAATAAATTCTGCACCAAATGGTCTTGATATTTATTATTCAGAGGGTGGATTTCAAATCAATTTGCAGGCATTTCCGTATGGTCAGTGGAATGCACCAGCAAGCAATATTAATATATTAGTGGCAATTACAAATACAGGTGGCATTTCTGTTGCATATAGTTATCAAGGTCCAGAGTATTCTAATCTTAGAACTGGCGTAAGGCTACATGATGGATCTATTGTTTCTTTAGAGGCTTGGGGAGCCACGCAAATTAGTGCTGGGGAAACAATCCCAACACTTGACCCAGAACCTGTCCCAGAGCCTTCACCAACCCCTACAGGACCTACCCAGGAAGAACTTATAGCACAGGAAGAAGTAAGAGTTGTAAATAATTTATTGGCAGCAGCAGCAGGAGTATCAGAAATTGAAGTTGTAGTTCCAGAACCAGATCCTACACCAACACCAGAGCCAACAGAAGAACCAGAGGTTATTCCAGATCCAGATGTTATTGTTGAGCCAGAAATAATTACTCCAGAAGATCCAAGATATCCTGAAGATTTAGAGCCAACGCCTACCCCTTCTTCTGATTCAACAACCAATCCAGAACCGTCTCCAACTCCCGAACCTTTGCCTTCAGAGGACGAATCATCACCCTCACCAGAACCCAGTCCAGAGCCAACCCAAGACCAAGACCAAACAGAAACCACAGAACCTGATCAAACATTAGAACAAACTCCTTCCCAAAATAATTTAATGATTAATGATAGCACAGAAGTATTTGCTAACCTACTAGCAGATTTATCAAACAAAGATTCTTTTATTAAAATGACAGAAGAAGAAAAAGAAACAGCAGCAGATGCATTGGGAGTATCAATTTCTGATATAAAAATCCTTGCTGAAATAATTAAAGATAATCCAGAAATAGCAACGGCATTGGGAGAGTTTAATGATAGAGCAGAGAATGCAACAAACGTATTACCATTTACATTAGCAGACGCAGTAACAGAAGTACAGACAGAAGCATTTTTATCAGACCCATTGGGCGCAATATTTAATATTAATCCAACAGAACTACTATCTAATTTTTCAGAATTAGGAATGGACATGACAGATGATCAAAGAGAAAAAGCACAAGAAGTAATCGTACCAGTAATCATAGCAAGTAACATCGTGGCAGCAGCCATGACAAGGAGGAAATAATGAAAATAGTAAAAAAAATACTTAACTATATATGGGAAGCCATGAAAGAAAGTATCGCACAGGTATTTACTCTTTTAGGATTTTTCATTGCATGGTTAACTCTAACAGGATCGGCAAGAGACATAGTGGGAATAGCAATTGTATTTTCTACATTATTGTGGCTTGCTACTATCCCTCTTAGAAAGGAGGACTAATATGACAAAGAAAAATGTAATGACAACAGACGTAACAAAACCATCAAGTCAAAAGGCACTGTCAAATATTCTTATGCGTATCGTTGCAGTCTTTGCAGCATCAGGACTATCAGTTTTGGGTGCAGGTGCGGTAGTAGGAATTGATACAATCCAGGCTGTTATGCTTGCTGGACTACTAGGTGTAGCAACTGTTATTGAAAGGCTTGCAAGGGCTTTTTTGGACGATGGAAAACTCACCTTGGCAGAAATAAATGATGCCTTCAAAACAGTAGATAAAAAGGCTAATTAGTCATTTTTGACCCTGTTTGACTGCCCTCTCTAGAGGTGGTATACTTAAATATACCTATCTGGAGAGGGCTTCTGCATGACCTGTATTGCTGTAGTTAAACATGAAGATAAAGTCTATATGGCTGGTGATCGTGGTGCCTCCGATGATAATACTATTCTTGCCCTTGATGCCCCAAAAGTTTGGAAAATTGGTCCGTATTTAATAGGATATGCTGGCTCAATGGACGGTGAGAGAATACGTCATAACTTTAAACCATCTGCCCCTAATATAAAAGATACAGATAAGTTTATGCAAACTAAGTTTATTAAAGAATTAAAAGATTTTTATAATGAGTTCTGGGTAGATACCTCAAAAGATGGTGACCTTGGATTAATTATTTGTATACGTGGAGAGATCTATGAGCATAGTTCTGTTGACATGTCTTTATCTAAATATACCTTGCCATATTTAGCCATGGGGTCAGGAGCAGAATATGCTTACGGTGTTTTATATGCTACAGATAAACAAAAAAATGCACGTAACCGTGTTCATGCTGCTGTAAGTGCAGCAATAAAATTTAGCCCATCATGTATGGGACCAGTTGACATTGTTTCTGTATAAAGGTATAATTTTTATATGAATCATATGGATAATGAAGACTTAAGTATAGAGGAACAAGAATTTGGAATATGGCTTGAAAACGGTATTGAAAGAGGTTGGGTCAGTGATCCATATTGTAATACCCATGATGGTGGATTTGCATATGCAAGCGAAGAAGAGGTTCAGGAATGGGAAGAGGGCGGAGACCCTTGTTGTCACGTTCTTAGGATAATGATTTAGGAGATAAAAAATATAAAATGAAAAAAATAAATCGTATTGTTTTTAATTCTTTTCAAAGATCTGGAAATGTTTATTGTGGAAGTGTATCAGAAAAGTTTTTTGTTGTAGATACTATATATACAACTCATTTACCAGAAATTTTTATAGTTAAAGATTTAGCACTGGTTTCTCTTTTTAGAAAACCAGAAAATTGTATATCATCATTACTTTATAAGTTTAATGCAAAAAAAAATACATCAGACGAATTCATTTATTTTCAAATGGAAAAAATGATACATGAGTATAGAGAATATATTGAAGGTGCTAAAAATAATTTTGATCATGTATATATAGCAAACTTTGATAACATCATTAATAATACTTTAGAAAATTTTATTAAAATTGGCAAAATGTTTAATTTAACCATGCAAAAAGATTATGAAAATTCTTTTAAATCTATGAACTTGACAGGAACAATATGGACACATCCAAGTGAAGGTCATTTGCCTAGAAAAAAAGATGATTATAGGCTTTTATTAGATAAAATAGTAAAAGATTCTTCTCAAATTCAAATTTTAAATAAAGAATATGAAGATTTTATTAATGAATATGACACTTTTAAAAGAATATGATATAATTATTTAGTACCTGCCTAACGGGGGTACTAATTTAACTCGCTGAAAAGGAGAATAAAATGGTAACAACATATACAAGCGGATCTGGAAACTATACATTCAATAGTCTTTTCAATGATCCCTTTTTTATTGGGTTTGAGGCATTAGCAAACAGACTAACCTCTGCTCATACAAACACAACGGGGTTCCCTCCATATAATGTACGCAAGGAAGATGAAGATAATTTCGTTATTGAACTTGCCGTTGCAGGATATAATAAGGAATCTCTTTCAATTACAGAGCATGAAGGCACCCTTGAAGTAAAAGGAGAACGTCCAGAAGATGCGGAAGAGTATGTCCACAAGGGTATTGCTGGTAGAAAGTTTACCCGCAGTTTTGTTTTGGGTGAGTACGTTTATGTTTCTAGTGCTGATCTAAAGGATGGAATGCTTTATGTTAAACTAAAGCGTGAACTTCCTGAAGAAAAGAAACCAAAAACAATTAAAATCAAGTAGTATAATATAAATGTCCCCACACAGGACCTTAGTGATGGATTAGTTACCCATTGGATAGAGACCGTGGCGCAAGTCAGGTGAATTGCCTGTGTGGGGCTTTCAATTGTTTGATATAATAATAATGCTATGACTGAGAAAGAACTAGCACAAAAGACTAAGCAACAATATAAAAAACGTCTCAAAGAAATTAAAGAGGCAAGTGGATGTACAGACTGCGGAATAAAAAATCACATTGTTTTAGATTTTGATCATCTAAAAGATAAAAAATATAATGTTTCAAGAATGATTCATGATGGATTTTCGTGGGCAGCAATAAAAAAAGAAATTGCTAAATGTGAAGTAGTATGTGCAAACTGTCATAGGGTTAGAACTTATGAAAGATTAATAGCACAAACAGCATAATGGTATAATTAATTGACACTTAGGAGGAAAAAATGTCAGTAAAAGGATCAGTAGAGGCAATCATAGAGATTGCAAAAAAGGAAGTTGGAACAATAGAAGGTCCAAAAGATAATGAAACAAAGTATGGAAAGTGGATTGGTGTCAACTTCCAACCATGGTGCCAATCCTTTGTTTCTTGGTGTGCTTTTCAGGCTGGTGTAAAAAAGTTTCCAAAGTCAGCATCAACAATAGCAGCATCAGATCAGTTTAAGAAAGATGGTCGTTGGGCAGATGCTCGTAATGACGATCCAATGCCAGGAGATTGGATTTATTTTGATTTCCCAGATGACGGTGTAAACAGAATTTCACACGTTGGTCTTTGTGTTAAGAACAACGGCGATGGAACAATTCAGGTTATTGAAGGAAACACTTCAGGAACTGCAAAGGGAGACCAGCGCAATGGTGGAATGTGTGTAGAAAAAACTCGTGCTTATGTTAAAAACAATAAAAAGAAATTGCTTAATGCAGTAGTGGGTTGGGGTCGTCCAGTTTATACTGGTGAAGAAGATGCTCCATTACTAAATAAAACAGCAGAACAAAATACAGTTGCGCCAAAGCCAGCGAAGAAGAAGGCTTCTGGTTCAGGTAAAAGTGCTCAGGTAAAGTAAATGGAATCAACAAAAAGAACTTTACTAAAAACAGCAAGTTGGGAAACTTTCCATCTTGTTGGTGTTGCTGGAGTAATTTATTTATTTACTGGTGAATGGGAGTACGCAAGTCTTGGTGCCCTACTTTATATTGGTTGGGAAGCACTTGGTTACTTTTTACATGAAAGAGTGTGGGCTAAATTTGGAAAGGGTATTAAGTAATGGGAAAACATCATGACAAGATTGCAAAATCTTTAGAGATTAGAAAATCAAATACCCCAAATAAGCCTGGGTTTAGAACACCTGGATCTATGAATAAAAAGAAAACTGGGTATAATAGACAAAAGGCTAACGGAGCAAGGTAATGCCAGCATATGAATACAAATGTTCTGGTACTTGTCAGGATATTGTAATCAAGCAACGCTCAATTAAAGAAGACGATCCAGGGTACGATTGCGAAACTTGCAATCTACCACTGGAACGTGTATACTCTAATGTAGGAGCCGTTTTTAACGGCAGTGGATTTTATTCAACTGACAACAGAAAGAAGTGATATGCATCCGTCAATGACAGAAGAGACTGAAGTTGTAAAAGAATGGCAATTAAAAGCAACAGATAGATGTGATTCTTGTGCTGCTGAAGCACTTGTTCAAGTTACAGGTCTTGACGGAGATCTAATGTTCTGTGGTCATCATTATAATAAGATTATGAATAATCCTGAAGGGTATAAAAAAATGATGTCATTTATGATTAGCATAATTGATGAAAGAGATAAGTTAAATGAAAATCGTGCAAAAGGAAAGGACTACTAATGTATCAGTATTTTGTTAAAGAGGTAAAGACTGTTGTAGATGGGGATACAATTGATGTTGTAATTGATTTAGGATTTAATATTTTGTATGCACAAAGAGTTCGTCTTGCTGGAATTGATACTCCAGAATCAAGAACAACGGATAAAGCAGAAAAGGCTCTTGGTCTAGAAGCAAAAGATTATTTAAAGAAAAAACTTGCTGCTGCTAAGACTATTGTTATTCGTACAGAAAAACTTGATAGTTCAGAAAAGTATGGACGTATCCTTGGATGGGTATATCTAGATGGTAGTGGTGAATCCGTTAACAATCAAATGATTGAGGATGGTTATGCATGGGGATATCTTGGAGATACCAAGGTTAAAGATTTTGATGCCCTAGCAAAAGTAAGAGCAAATAAAAATAAATGATCATACAAATTATTGGTCTTCCAGGATCTGGTAAAACAGAGTTAGCAAAGGTACTAAAGGAACGTCTTAATGCTATTCATCTTAATGCAGATGAGGTTCGTGCAACAGTTAACTCTGATTTAGGATTTAGCCATGAAGATAGAATTGAACAAGCAAGACGTATGGGAGAAATGGCAAGACTTATTGCCAAGCAAGGCGTTGCACCAGTAGTTGTTGATTTTGTATGTCCTACTCAATTAACTCGTGCTGCGTTCGGTAAGCCAGATATTCTTATTTATATGAACACAATATCTGAAGGCAGATATGAAGATACAAATAAAATGTTTGAAGAGCCTGAAGATTATGATTATATGTTTTTAGATCATACCAATGCTCCTTGGGGCAAGGCAAATCAAATTATAGAATCTTTTGGTTTACATGATTGGTCTGCACCTACAACTCTTATGCTGGGTAGGTATCAGCCTTGGCACGAAGGCCACCACGCCCTTTACAAGGAAGCGGGTAATAGAACAGATCAAGTGTTGCTGGGAGTCCGTAATACCTACAATACAAGCGAAAAAGATCCACTTACTTTTGATGAAGTAAAAAGATATATTGCTAAAGATGATTTTATGAATGATGCAATGGTATTAAGATTGCCTAACATTACTAATATTGTTTATGGTCGTGATGTTGGATACAAAATTGAACAAGTAGATTTGGGGGCAGACATTCATGCTATATCGGCTACGCAAAAACGTAAAGAAATGGGTATCTAAATTTTGGGGTTGGTTAACAAAACCAACCAATATGGAGTGGCCTTCATGAAAGTAACAAGAGCAAGATCGTTTGTTAAAGCATTAAGTTATCGCATATGGGGAACACTATCTTCATTTGTTGTGGCTTATATTATTACAAGAAGTGCTACCTTGTCAGGCGCAATTGCGTTTTGGGAAACAGTAGTTAAAGTATTTATTTATTACGCACATGAGCGTGGATGGAACTATATACAGTGGGGTAGAAAATGAACGAAGAAGACTTAACAATTGAAAAACTTATCCTTGATGGAGCACTTGAGGTAGGCGGAATTGATGTTGAGAGTGGAGAAATATTATATAACTTCACAAACAAACTCAAAGATGTAATGCCAGAACTGTACAATGAGCATTTAAACTTTGTAAACTCTGAGATTATGTATTTATGGGAACATGGATTTTTAACTATAGAGGATTTAGGGGATGAGAACCCTAAAGTAAACCTTAGCCTGAAGGCCTTTAATCAAGAAGAAATATCTAAACTGCCAAAAGATAGGCAAAGATCCCTAGAGGAGATAAAAAGAATCCTAAAGGTGGTATAATCGTACTATGCCATATCATGTAGGTGCCAAAGGATCTTATGGGTGTTCAGGCTACCCCGCCCTAAAAGACGGCACAAATGAAGTTATGGGTTGCCATAAGACTCGCAGAGAAGCAGCAGCACAAATTTATGCTATCAATCGCTCTGAAGGCAATATAGGTAAGTCTATGCCTATGCCAAAAGAAGGCGATATGGTCATGGCACCTCACGAAGAAGAGGTTTATGTAGGTCGTGTTGTTCATGTGATGACAGAAGGAATGCTAGGCACTCCTGGATCAGAATATTCTGTTGAGGCAACACCAACGGAGCCTGCAATATTAATTCAATTGTTTGAAATTGAAGAGGGTGGACTTGAAGAAACAGAGTATTTTGTTGGAGCAAAAGCATCAGAGGTAATGGTTATGCCATCTCTTGAGTCTAATGTAGGAATGGATAAGTCTATGCATGATGTAGAAGATAAAGAAGAAGATATGGATAAGCAGTATACTGGTTGCGGATGTCCAACCTGTAAAGAAATGGATATTCCATGCGATAAGTGCCCAGATTGTAATGAGCAAATGGCACAAAAGGGTGAATGTTGTCCAGAAGATATTAGTAAGCAGGCACCATGCTGGGAAGGCTACGTACAACGTGGTATGAAACCAGGAAAAGATGGTAAGCCAGTTCCAAACTGTGTACCTGCAGCAAAAGCAGAAGACATATGGGAAGACGATGACACTGTTGTATATGAAGATGATATGATTTCAAAAGCAGAAACATATTCACCTCCAGCAGGTGCACGATCTGCAGCACGTAGAGCAATTAAATTTAAAGAAGATGGTAAAGCAAAGGGTGCAGGGACTGCCGTTGGCTGGACTCGTGCAGGGCAATTAGCAAGAGGTGAAGCATTATCTCTTAGCACTGTTAAGCGCATGTACTCTTACTTCTCACGTCATGAGGTAGATAAGAAGGGTAAAGATTGGGGCAATGCTTCAAATCCTTCTAATGGATATATCATGTGGTTAGCATGGGGCGGTGATGCTGGTTTTGCTTGGTCAAGATCAATTGTAAAACGTGAAGCATCAAAGTCAATAATTAACATTTTTGATCCAAGTAATATAAAGCCAAGACAATTTTGAGGTAGCAATGTTGACTACCTGGCTTATAGGCTTGACAATCCTAAACCTACTTGCTATACTAATTAAAGGGAGAAAACCTAAAGTATCTCTCAAGAAGTATGTTTATAAACAAAGTACTTTGCATCAATTAGCAAAATTAGTTTTGCCAACAAATGCTGAGTTAATGTCTAGAAGACCTACTCAATACAAAAATTACATAAAAAATAAAACAGTGAGAGTTATTACTACGCCTGAAGGCAAAGCCTATTGGGTAAAAGATAATAAGTTTTTCTGTGCTGATGTTGAAGATGGTGAGTTTGATCCTAATCTTGGTAAAGAGATTAATACTAACGAACTATCTAAAAAAGAAATAGATAAACTTCTATTTATATTAGATAACCTAAACAAAGGAATTAGAAATGATAGTGGCAGTTCAGGGAACCAATAGTTTTGATGACTATAATGTTTTCTTAAGATCAATGGGAGTAGCAATGTCTGGGATGCATCAAGATGATAAAGAAATTTACATCTATTCTGCAGGTCCAGCCAAAGTAAATTCTATGGTCTCTGAGTTTTCTAACTTATCCGAAAGAAGTTTAAAGGCACGTGGTATAAAGATTAAATACTATAAGGTGCCACCTTCTTGGTTGGAAGAAAATATTGAATCATTTAATTACTTTGCATTTCTTAGCAAACCAAAAGAGTCCTTGTCAAAGTTAGTTGGATCAGCACAATTAAAAAATGTTGAAGTCGGAATATTTAGATACTAGAGAGAGATATATAATGATAAAAAATTTAGAAGCAATGGAAACAATTGTTAAGAATAACAATGAGTTGTCATGGGATGGATGGAATGTAGTAGAGTTAAAGCCATCTGCATCTGCAATGTTTAAAACTAACGGTGCTTTTGTCAATGGCAAATGGTATACAAAAAAGGTTTATTCATGTGGTCAACAAGGATGGAACATTCCAAGTAGATATGTGAGTTAAAAAATGAAGCAGCATTTATGGAAAGATGAAGCCATATGCTTAGGTTATGATACCAATTTATTTTTTGATAAATATGAAGATGATCCATCATTTAGACCAGCAATTGATAAGATATGTGCAGGATGTCCAGTGAAAAAAACTTGTTTTGCTGTAGGCATATCTGGTAAAGAGTGGGGAGTATGGGGTGGCATTTTTCTTGAAAATGGTAAAATATCAAGAGAGTTTAACAATCATAAAACTAAAAAAGATTGGGGGAACACATGGCAGAATCTGACGACAGAATAATTTTTGAAACATATACATTTAACTGTCCAGAATGTAAATCATCAATGATATTTGAAATGACATTCCCATTTGAAACCGATATAGATGTGTTCTGTCCTTGTACAAACATAATGATATATGCTGGGGAAAATGAATGATGTGGTCGTGGGTATTAGCAGCAATTGGTGTTACAGGCATATTCTTGGTTGGAAGAAAAACAATTTGGGGATGGCTTATTCTTTGTGTAAACGAAGTTTTATGGATTGCTTATGCTCTTGCTACAGATCAATATGGATTTATAGCAATGGCAGTAGCGTATGCGATAGTATACATTAAATCATTTTTACATTGGAAAAAGGACTTGTAATGTACACTGATGATATGCGTAGAGCCTTTCATGCTGTAAGACCACCAAAAGGTTTTGGCGTTGATCTGATTGATAACGATACATTTTTAACAATTAGAATTGATGAGAAACTTATGTTTAGTTTATCTCACGACGATAAAATTGCCGCAGTTCAATATATAGCAACACTTAAAGATGCATTAGAGCAAAATGGGGCAGTTGTTCTGGTAGTTAGAAAGGCACTAGAAAAATAATGAGCATTTTTATTTCTGTTGCAAGTTATAGAGATCCACAACTTCAACTTACATTAAAGAGTGCTATTGAGAATGCACGGTATCCAGAATCTTTAAACTTTGGCATAGTCAATCAGGATAGAAACATTAATGAGGCAGACTATTCTTTTTTGCCGTCTTATTCATTAATCTCAATGGATCCTAAAGAGGCAAAAGGAGTTGGGTTTGCAAGAAGTAAAGCAATGTCGCTATATAATAATGAAGATTATTATTTACAAATAGACTCGCATATACAGTTTGCAAAAGATTGGGATATTAAATGTATAGATCAACTAAACTTAGCAGAACAAGTATCAAACAATAAAAAAATAATTCTATCTTCATATCCAGCACCTTATAGTTTAGAAAATAATCAACCATTTATTCACACTGTTTCAACAGAAGAATATCCTGTTGAGCCAACAAAACAAAAGGTATGGTTAAGAACTGATGATTCTTGGTCTGCTTTAAGAGTTCCTTTTGATGATCAAACATACTCAGTGCCAGAGTTATCTAAAACAATACTCGCAGGATTTGTTTTTGCTAAAGGCGATATTGTTAATGAGGTTCCATACGATGAAGATATTGCTTTCTTTGGTGAGGAAATTTGTTTTGCTATGAGAGCATGGACAAGAGGGTGGGACATTTATTCCCCATCAATTAATATAGTTTATCATTTTTATAGAAGACATGGTTTTAAAAAAATTTGGTCAGATGAAGTTAGAAGAGAAAAAAATTGGGATGAGTTACAACAAATCTCACGAGCAAAACAAGAAAAGGTTCTGCGTGGCATTGAGCAGGGTATTATGGGTGCTGGAAATGTCAGAACAATAAAGGAATATGAAGAGTTTATAGGTATGGATTTTAACAAAATATATGACAGGTTGACAAAGCAATGACATACATGTACAATATAAGTATAGAGATAGGATAAAAAAATGGAAATAGCACTTGTTGTAGTATCAGTTTTGGCTGTTTATTTTTTTATACGTGGCTTTAAAGTATCTCTTAAAAATATAGAACTTCAAAAACAACTTCAAGAACAATATGAAAAAATGGATCTTGAAAGAGATGATGTTAAAGAAAGTTTCTTAAAGTTTATTTCTGATTCTCGTGAGTGGGCATTTAATTATATTGAAGAAGTTCAAGAAGGTTTAAATAAGTTTGTTAAAGATGCTGGTCCATCAATTGATTACTTTGATGAGTATGGAGATGTTATGGAAACCCCATTGACACCATCTATGAAGGAAATATCAAAGGCATACAAAGAATTAAAAAAGTTATTGCCAGAGGATGAAGATGCTAAAGTTTAAACATCCTAATGACATGATGTATAGTGCATTCTTTATGTGCCTTGTCAAAGACTGTCAAGAAGAAGCATTAAAGTTGTGGCCAACAGAAACAAATATCGTAGATGTGTGTGAAGAACACTTTAAACAATTACAAAGAGAGGCTTTAAAATAATGAAAGACATTATATTGTCAACACTAACAGGTTTTGGATGTGGCATTGTATTTGCAGCATTCAAATTGCCAGTACCAGCACCACCAGTTTTTGCGGGAGTCGCAGGAATTATTGGTCTATGGGCTGGTTTTTATTTACTAACAAGATATATATCATAGGAGAAAATAATGAAATCAGAACAACTAAAGGCTATGCTTGCATCATACGGACGATCAGTTCTAGGTGCAGGTCTTGCTCTATACATGTCAGGAGTAACTGATCTAGGAACTCTTGCATACTCATTGCTTGCTGCAATCGCACCAGTTGCGTTGAGAGCAATCAACCCTAACGACAATGCGTTTGGTCGTCTACCAGATGCTTCAGCAGTTGCTGCAGCAGTTGAAAAGGTAGAAGTGAAGAAGGCTCCTGCTCGTAAAAAGGCAGCACCTAAGAAGTAATATAATTACTTATGAGAAAGCCAGCCTAGAAATAGGCTGGTTTTTTTATTGATTAAACAGTTCTAAATATTTTTCTTTAAGTATTTCTGCAGAAAAATTATTAAATCCAATATCAAATGCCTGCTGCTTTATAATAGTTTTATCAGACATATCCATATAACTATCTACTGTATTTGCTAATTTTTCGGGATCAGCAGAGTAAACATCAATCATAGTCCTAGTCATAAGTTCATCAATCTTATTTGATTCTACAAGCCATTGAGATGGTAGTATCTGGTTATTAGGCGATATATTGGTCATAAAAACAGGCAGGGATGCCATTAGAGCCTCGTTCATAGGTAAGCATAGGCCAGCATACCTTCTAGGCAAGATAAGGGCATCAAAGCCCATATAAAGGTCTTTGTTATTTTCAACATTATTAATATCAAGTTTAAATCTTCCAAAGCCAGACTTCACCTTTAACTCTGTTTGACTTTTAACAACTACCTCATATTCTCCAACAGAATACTTCAGCATATCAAGTACCGTATTGGTACCATTTCTATCTTTTACCGCAGCCTTTCCACCTATATGCAAAATACGTTTATGGTCTTTATTTATATTAACTCTTCTTGCCTCTTCAAATAGTGTATGGTCTGTTGGAGGTGGAAGATATACAACCTTTGTTTTATGCCCAAACTTTTTAGCCACATCATCAAAATTCCATAGACTTGGGGCAACGAGAATATCTGGTAATGGTAGTGCTGGATTAGATAAATGATCTAAGAATTCATAGTTATATTGCAATATGGTCTTGACTTTTTTTCTCTTTGCCAGAGCGATAAAGTTAGGATTATAAAAAATTTCACAACTAATAACAACATCTAATCCGTCAAGAAACTTTACAACCTCTTCGTTACTAGCAAATCCTTCTGTAGTGATGCATTCATAATCTTTATACCAATCTAAGTTTTGTTTGTTTCTATTAAAAAAATAAGAATTAATTAATAAGATCTTTGTAGGATTAAGCATCTTTACAAGTTCCCTTGTTTGATTTCCTAATCCAGTATTATCAGATCTTGCGATAATTCCTATTTTCAATATAGCCACGCCCAGATCATTCCACCACGTTCCCAACTTCCCATTGTACGAATATGATGTGTTTCTGAAAGTTTTTGAACCATGTCACCCATGTGACTACCAGACCTAATATCAAACTCCATTGTAATATATTTACATTTATTTAATGTTTCCTTGGATGCGCCAAGAATTATTTCTAATTCACTTCCTTCAACGTCAATCTTTAAAACGTTTACTTTATCAATATGGTATAAACTAAATAGATTATCCAAAGTCATAATCTCAATTTCAGCACCGAACATTCCATCATCTTTAATTGATGCTCCTCCACCTTGATCAGTTATTACAGCAGTTCCTTTATAATTACTTATTCCATATGGAACATGTGTAACCAAGGTACCAACTTCATTAATTGATATATTATTTTTTAACGCTTCAGCATTATGTGGTTCTGGCTCTACAGCATAAACTTTAGATCCATAACTTGCTGCAAGGAGTGAAAATGTTCCTATATTTGCACCAATATCTACTGTGACACCTTCTTCTGAAAATCTTCCAGCATCTACTTCATAAACATTTTCTTCAAAAATTTCTTTGACTACAATTAAATCTGTTTCATAAGAATCTCTTAAGTCAAACTTAAGTCCTCTTTCTTCAATGTCTACAATCATATGTTTAACTCCTTTAGTATATGTTGCCACCTATTTTTGTAGGTGTAGTTATTTTTAACCAATTCATGTCCAGCCTTTCTGATTTTTTCTCTTTCATCGTCATGCACTAGATAGTAATCAATTAATTCTTTTAGTTGTTTAAAGTTTCCATATTCATAAAATACAACATGTTCTTTATCTTTAAACTCATTCTCTAAACCTTTAATATATGGATGGATCATAAAACCACCACGACCAAGGGTTTCATAAATTCTATCAGACCAATAAGACGGGTAGTCAAAGTTGATACAGAGAGTATCTCCAACAACTACCTTGGTATTCCAATAAAGTTTATTAAGTAAAATTCCTCTAATAGATTTAATACCGCCAGGACCATAATGTTCAAATTTATTTTGATAGGTATTTTCTAACCAACTTATTAATTTTTCACGATAGGTCCATTCAGGATGATACTTACGACTACCAACAAAGATAACATCTTTTTGCGGGATTGAATCTCTATAAATACATTCTGCATCGTAAACTCCTGCAGGAAGATAGTGTCCCTTAACACTGGTTTCTTTATTAAACCATTCAGCCATTTGTTTATCAACAGTAAAAAAATGTTCTATATGTTTATAGACTGGAACTGATTCAAGATCTTTTTGTCTTTGCAATCCAAACCAAAGATCTAAATGATATGTCATTGTTGGGACACCATCTTCTTTTAATTGTTTAAGAACCTGGTCCATGCCAGTTCTTCCAGGAGTCCTCCATCCATGCGTGTGTACCCATACAAATAGATCACTCTTGGATGCCTTTGTGTATATGTCTTCTGACTTAACTTCTGTTTCTTGTAAACGAATAACGTTATGACCTAAAGCCTCTAATGAATTAGCGTGATGAGTTTCGCTTGTATAATCAACCCTAAAATTACCTAAAAATGTAATAACTTTCATTAAGACTCCCTTTATAATCATTATACACTGTGCCTCTGGCAGGAATTGAACCTGCGACACTAGGCTTAGAAGTCCTATGTTCTATCCACTGAACTACAGAGGCTTGGCTGGTCTGGCAGGGCACGATCCTGCAACTTCCAAATTAACAGTTTGGCACTCTACCAATTGAGTTACAGACCACTGGCAGGGACAGTAGGAATTGAACCCACTCCAACGGGTTTGGAAGCCGTTGTGCTACCTTTACACTATGTCCCAATAATGCCATTCATGCTATCACAGTTCTTTCGCTGTCCATAAGCCAATGGCTGTTATACCTAGTAGGTTAGCAGAGCAATCTCCTTCGGGCTGAACCCCTTCGTATGATGCGCCTACAGCGAAATTTTCGGTATAACCTATCTCCATATAGATTGTTCAGATCTATATTTTGAGTACAGCAGGTAGGACTTGAACCTACGATAACCGAATTATGAGTTCGGGGCCTTGACCAACTTGGCTACTGCTGCAAATTAAACATCATTGAAATACCAACTCTTGGAGTATTAGATTTAATCTCATGAGTGGTATTTGCTGGAACAAATAATAAATCACCATTATTAAGTGTATAAACTATCTCTTCCATACCTACTTCAAGATGCCAATCAACGCTTCCTATTCCTTGCAAATAAAAAACATCATATTGGTCTGAATGCCTTCCAATAGTTGGCTCCATTGTAGTTAAACTTACAATTGCAAAAGCAGTTTTAAAGTTATTGTCTAACAATGGATTCAACACTTTTAGTATATCAGCAACCCCAGGATATTGCAACTGTGCATTATCTAAAGTCCAAGTATAGTTACTCCAAAAGTGTGCTTGTCCTATAGTTTCATGTAAATTATTTCTAACTGCTTGATCATCTTGTTGAAGAGAATAGTTAAAATGATCAATAACTTCTTGCCATATTATTGTATTGGGGAATATACCTTTGAATAAAATTGGCTGTTTGTTTAATTTAGCAATCTGAATTTGTTCATAATTCATTCAAACAAATTCCTTATATCTTGCTTTGTTGCAACGCCTTTGTGTCTTTTAATTTCAACACCATTATCTTTTACTATGAGTGTCGGAATACTCATAACATTATTTTCGTGGGCAACATAACTTTGATCATCAACATCAATCTTAATATAGTCAATGTTTGGGTTTTCTAAAATAAATTCTTCAATAATTGGTGCAATTTTTTCACATGGCTTGCACCACTTTGCTGTAAAGTGATAAAGTTTCATAACGTAATTATACCTTACGCTTGACAGGCTTTGGAATACGATCTTCTATCAATAACGAAATTTTATCCAAGCCTTCAGCATAAGCCAGCGCATCATCTTTAGCCCATAAAAGATTGCCTTCTTCATCAAAAGAACTACCTCTATATTCAAGATATTCTTTTTTGTGTTCATTAATTAATTGTAACAGTTGTTTTCTTTCAAACGCTACAGCCTTAGCACAACCAGCACAAGGACATGCCCAGTCACCACGTGTTGGTGTTTGATTTGGATCAGCCACGATGCTCCTTTAGTATATGATTGCTCAGTGTTTCATGTGCAAAACCAGAGCGTACTTCAATTTCACGGTTACATTCAGTACAAATAACTACTCTGTTACTTGCCATTTTTCAAAGTTCTAAGTGGGTGAGTAGCCCAATAGTACTGACACTTTTCACAACATGTTACATTATAAGGACTATTGATTGAGGATTCAAAACGGTAGTAATAAACAGGATCTTTCCTATATAAATTAACTTTATGAGTAGTAACAATACACATAAGGGTGGTCTCATCTTCCATCCAAAATGGAATCTTCTTTCCCCACATACGACCATATTGTTGTCTTAATAGTCTTATGTTTGCTTCGTTCTTATCTGTTTTGATACCACGCCACTTTGCCTCATAAATCATATGGTCAAGGTAGTTATTGAGTTCATGTTCTGAACCCTTCCACATAAGAACAGCAGGATGATTACGCCATGCACCAGACTCTGATGCACCAGATAAAACTTTAAGGATTTGATATCCCTCAAGGATTTGTTTGTTTAGACGCTTGTTATCTAATGTTTGTGCTGAAGCCTCATAGTCTGAATGTGGCAAAAAAGTTTGCATGTTACCCCTTGTATAGTTTTTCGTCGTGGCCCCATTTAAAACTAATTTCCCATACTAGAAAATTAATTATAATGGCACCACCATGATGTTGATTTTTAGGAGCAACTATAATTCCTAAGCCCCAATATTCTGATTTTCCGATTGTCATGTATTCAGTATAGCAAATTGGTAAATAGAAGTCAAGTTACTCACATATATATGAAAATGACATATGAAACTTATCTTCAACAGCAGCATTTATTGGAGTGTTAAAGTCCATAGGCTCATCTTCGCCAGATCCTGCATGTTGCCACAAAGTCATAGTAGAACTAGATGGAGTCAAATGTCCTTTTAGTGAATAATGTTTCAATGTCGGCGATGTATCGTGAGCAGACCCACCATAAACATCTGTGTGATATTTTGAAGGGAATGGAAGGGTAAGGGAATATTGGCCAGTTCCAAAGTTAGTAACAGTTGTGTATAAAACATCTATCTGTATTGTTACAAGATTACCGATCTTAATATACGATCCAGTTGCTGGTGTACCAGTAAAAGCAAGATCAGTACCAGCCCATACTGGATTGTAGGGATGAATTATGGTCGTAAGACCTTCAGTGTCTCCAAAAGCAGGATGAGTAAAACGTGCCATTATATAGCAGTCTCCAAACCAGTTTGAATAATTGCTGCAGACATACTAGATGCTGATGCAATTGCGTACAGAGCGTCCATCGCTGGTAATTCAAAAGATATTGAATGGTTTGGAAGAATTCTAAACCCATAGTTTGTTGATGATACTGTTTCATCTCCACCAAGGTAGATATATCCAGCAGTATTAACATTCTGAATAGTTATGTCCATACCAGAATGTGATCCAAGTGGGGTTAGTCTGGCAGGAGTTGAGTTGCTAATTGCTTTGAGTTCATGCTGTGTCATGATGCAATTATATCATTATTTAGGTAGTTCTTCATTCTGTCCCCTGGCTATGGCTGCACAAATCTTAAAGGCTTTTTCAGTCCTGCGAGACTTAGCAAGGCCCATACGTTTCCAAATTGGCAGGGTAGCCTCAATGTCCTGAGCAATCTGCTCTCTAATTTCCTTAACTGTTAGGATAATCAGTTCCATAACATCAGCCTTTTGTTCTTCTGTCAACTCATCTATTGTAGATTTTGTTTCAGTAATAAACTGATCACTCATTTGATTCTCCATTTGTTTCTTCTATCTCTCTAATAATATCGTTAATAGTTTTTTCAGGCATAGGGAATTCTTTATCAAAATCCTTCTCGTTCATATAACACCCCCATTAAATCTGAAAACATTGGCTCTGGCATATCGTGAAAATAGTAATTTCCATTATCTTTGATTGTCCATCCACGCCAGCCATCTGGATCACACCACATTGTTGTTGCAACTTTCATAGATTCTGGATCATTCATTATTCGTCTTAGTGAATTGTATAAATCAACTTCGGCAAAAATAGCAAAACGAAGATTTTCCCACTTAAATAACTGTCTAACAATTAAATCAATCATTATTGCACCATAACTTATTAAACATAAATAGCACCTATTGTTTTTAATCCCGTTAAGGGATTAATATATTCTTTGTGTGCAGGGAAAGCAAAGTTTGAATAAAAAAATCTTTTGCCAGAAGTTACTGGTTTAACACCATGAGAGTATTCTTCTTGTGCGCCGTGAATAATTAAAGACCCAGGCTTAGGCTTAAATTCAATACCTCTGTTGGGATAATATAACTCTCCACCTTCCCAATCACCAAAATAAACAAGAATTCCATAATCAATAAAGGTGGAAATTCCAACATCATTTAATCCATCTTCATAATTTTCTTCATTACGATCTTTATGAACATACATTCCTTCACCTACTGGAGTTCTTGTAAGAACTGCAACAGGAGGAACTAGGTATTCTGGTTCCAAAAATTTATTTATTTTGTTACAAATCTTATAAATTTCTTGTTTGTTTTGACTAGCCTTTCCTGTCCAAAATTTGTTTGGATTTATATGACGCATCCATTCTTCTTCAGAAATAGAAAGTGCCAAATCAAAAAATTCTTTATGTTCTTCTTTAGATAAAAAATTTTCCCAAATGTAAATTTCTTCATCTATTTTTATAAAATTAGGGTTATCTTTAAACATTTAAACCTCCACTTATAACCTGATACTTTCCTTGATCAAATCCATAAAAAAGTCTGGCTTCTGTCCAAGGTATTACTTTTGGATCAACCCACCAATCTTCTTCAAGATTACTGATAAGCATGTAATACCCCAAAGATGTAAGAATTTCTCTTTGTGCATCTCTAGTAGCAATATTTAAATAATTTGCTGCCTCATGTTCATAATGAATTATAGAAAATCTGTATGTAGTTAATGGTAAACTTATTAAACTTAATAAAGTGTTGTTAGTTTCTCTTTCTCCAGTATATTTAAAATTTCCATCAACGTCTACTGATAAATAATCTATTTGTTTTGGAAAATTATTGTCTTCAAAATATTTTAAATAATTAAATGTTACAGCATCCGCTAAAACTGCTTTATTTTTTCTTATTTCATTAAATTTTGCAGTAATTGATGGTTCATTATCTATTGAAAATCCACTCCAATTATAATTTTTTTCAAGCAAATAGGTGTTGCTGCCAATAGTAGGATCATTAGACCCAATTTCAACGTATACTCCATTAGTTTTTCTTTTAAGTAGTTCAGCAACAAAAATATCTTGTCTATTCCATGCATAAGTTTCAGTTAATTTTTGCATTTATTTTCTACCATATTCTGTTACTCCGTCTTTATGCATAGTAAGAATACATGATCCTCTAGGAGATGATAAAGTTTTAACATGATGGGTTGTATGTTTTCTAGTGAAAATAATATCTCCAGGCTCTATAACATATTCACATTCAATTTGATCTGGGTCATCACTCCATATTTCCCAATGAGAAGTGCCAATGCATCCCCAATGCAAAGTATCTTGTTGATCATAATGTTTTGTAATTCCTGTTCTAGTAGGAATCTCGCCGTCTTTGAACTCTGAAAGTATAAAACTTACGCCAACACTATCTATTTCATCTCCGTAAATTTGTTTTACCTTTTTCCTTAAATCTTGTATCCCTAAGAAACTAGAAAGATCATCTACTTGTGGGTCAGCATGGAGAATATATAACCCTTCAGTATCACATCTATAATTGCCTTTTATTTTAGAAAACTCTACATAATCAGTAAATGCTTTAAGTTCTGGAAGGGGATGAAATACGTTTTTAAAAAGATAATGATTAATGCTTTCATTAGATTTTATTTGTTCAAACTCTTTTAAAAAATCATTCATCTCTATATATTCCTATACAGTCATTTTTACAATTTGAATAGCATCATTGTAAATGCCCTCTACCCACTCATAAAATGGACTGTCTTTTTCTATTTTATTTACCTCAAGAATTTGCTGCCTTCTTATTTCTAATTGAGACAAAACACGATCAATACGATTTTCTTCAGATGGTACGATCTTCATTGGGCTAACGGATTTAATCAAATCATTTGTTTGATTAAAAATATCTTTTTCTAGCATAACAATCCTTTCGTTTATGTTTAAAACATGTTACATTTTTTGTGTAGTTCACATACATATCATAGCACTATCTGTTCAATTAGTCAAATTAAATTACGCTTTTTGAGTTTCATTAATTATTCTTGTCAGCGAATTGTATAAATCAACTTCGGCGAAAATTTCATGTCGCAAAATATCCCATTTAAATAAGATACGTACAAGTTTGTCAATCATTGTTGTCGTTTCGGTGAGCACCGTGATTAAACATAAGTACGAGTGCGAGTAGTGCTAAGTAAATTAAAAAGTATTTCATGTATTCAGTATACTACAAGATGGTTGGTTTGTAAAGTTCGGCGAAAAATAGAAATATAAACCATCCTATGAGTCTACGACTCAATTTGGTTAGTATCTATTATACGACGGTATATTCAAGTTCATTGATTGTGCACCAGTGTTCTGCTTGCTCTTTAGAATTAAAAGAGGTACGAACATTGCCATCTTCAAAAACTTGCCAGAATTTTTCGTCCTCACTAAGAGCGACGGTAAAAGGTGTAGTAGGTTTAGTAGCCATGCTTCTATTATACTACAAAGATAAAATACTTGCAGCCTTTTTTAAATTGCATATGGCATGTGCTGGTTTAACATTTTCTAAAGTGTCTACTCCACCTTTAGCCAATGGGACTAAATGATCTATATGCAAACCATTCTCCCAACCCTCTATGCCAGTTTTGCGGGGAGCCAAAAAGTCAATCTGTTCATTACATAAATAACAATTGCCTCCATACATAGCAATAACCTGTAATTCATTATAGGGTTTAGCCATTTTTGCCCTACGTATTCTACTTTTAGATCTTTCTCTGGCTCTAACTTTATCTAGATTAGCAGCACGATACTTTGCTGTATGGTGCTTACGATTATTCTTAGCATATCTTGCTCTATTATATGCACTTGATGCAGCCAAACAATCAGAGCAGGGATTAGTATTGTGGTTATGATGTTTACGATATCCAGCATAAGTTCCACAATTGGAATACATTTATTCTGTAAACTCTTCTACTGGTACTCTCCAACCAGAAATGTACGTATCGTAATACTTATCTGTCATAAACTCACTTGCCTTGATATGACCATAAACCTCAACTTGAGAGTAATATTCAGTATCAAGAACCTTTGCTCCAAAAATATAATTGTCCTGATCTTTTTTCCAGAAGGGTATTGAGGTTTGGGTCCTAATAGATCTAACCTCTATATTCTTAGATAAATCAGCCAAACCTTTTCTCATGGGATGGAGATGATTGGGATACCAAGGAACATTCCAGGATACGTTGTATTGTTTGGCTACAGCCCATTCACAGACATTGGCTCTTACATTGGCCAATAGTTCATGTTCTAGTAGTCCATCAGCCTTACCTTTAGCATAGTTTGGCCTATCCTCTGAGCCAAATTTGGTAAGCCATCTTTCCATGCCAAGCATGGTACATACACGAACTTCTTCAGGGGATAAGGTTACAATCATCCATTCAGTATAGCCAATTTTGGGCGGGAAGTCAAGAAGTAATCAATATCCCTAGTAGTCCTAATAGAATAAGACCACCTATAAGGATAAGGAGATATTTAAAGTTCTTATCTGCTTTTTCTTTATTCATCCTACATGCATCCAAGTAAAGTGATCTTTGCAGACATCTATGATATTTCCTGTCTGGCTATCAGGCTGAGTAAATACAGCATCTTTGTTACATTTGCTACATATTGGTTTCATGGTTTATCTATTCTAGCATAAAAACTGTACCGTTTTTTAAATAAGGATATATAATAATCCAATGCATCTACACAGATTTAATACCCATATATCTGATACTAAGATAGTCCACTTTTGCCAAATGTGTGGATGGGAAAAGATAGAAATACCAGAGACAGTGTGAGGTTTTGTTAGGTTTGGATATAAACCTCACATAGGCTTGTAAGGTTTTAGGACAATTTTGAAACGGTATCTGGCAAAAGACACAACCATATCAGTAGACATCCTACCCCTATAGATATATATCCCCCATATGTATTGATCATCCCTATAGGAATATATACGTTTCATTTATAGGATACTTCCACAGGAAATTTATATTGTGTTTTATTTATAGGTGCTGCAGATACTCTTCTACCACCAACACGTAGTGTGGTTTTAGATTTTATCTTGCCTCTTTTTCTACCCTTGACTTTACCTTTAGACTCTTTTCTTGGTTTAAAGTCATGTACAAAAATGTTATGTTCATCTTTCATATAACCATTATATAGAGTTTATAAGGTTTGTCAAGCAAAGTTATCCACAGGTAAAACGATAAATTGGATAGCCTAAATTAGTGTTTTGGACATAGTTATCCACAGGTTTATCCACAATTAAATCTTACTGATATTTTTATGATCTGTTCTAGAAGTGGAGTATTGTGGAGGATAGTGGAGGATGGAGCATTTTCTATAGAGGGCGTCGTAAAACCCCATATCTTCAAACCTCCATATCCTCATATTGCCCATATACCACATATCCCCATATCTGTCAAATCCCCATATCCAAATTTGGGCAGTATACCCCATATCCACCTATTTGTCAACTCTTTTTGGTACAAAAAAATATGACAAAAATGTGGAAATTTCTGCCAATATCGTAATAAATTATTTAAAATGTTTTAAAAAATATCCAAAACCAAGGAAAAATTGTTTGTTTATATATAGGGGTTTTATAGGTAGATATGGGTATTCTTTTATATCCCGCCAAGTTTCAGGGATTTTTTTTGCGCCGTCGTAATCTTATTTTTTCTAAAACCCGCCCGAAAAATCGGCGGGGATCTGAAGAAGTATCTTTTTTATCAGTATGCATAGTATGAGGACTACCTACAAAATAAGGTCCTCCATATTTGGAGAAATGATTTCTTGGAGACATATCTTTATTATACACCTATTTGACAAATAAATCAAGACATGGTAGAATCTGGAAAATTTTTTATCCCTCGTAATATGGGATTTTTAAATGATCTTCGTAATACCCTGGTTTGAAAAATGTCTCGGGGCATTACAGATAGTACTATTACTCTACCTTGCCTGCTTCAAAGAACATTTCATCTAATGACTCATAGTCTTGTTCTTCAATGTCCAGGGCAGCAATAAGAAGATCAAATGTCTCACCTATATAAACCTCTGCCCGTGGAGTTGAGTCAACAAGACCTTCGTCAATAAAGGATGCAAGCGGTAAACCAATGTCGTTATATTCTATGAAGTCTTCAAAATCTTGATCATGTCTATAGTTAGACCATAACTGATTTAAGATCTCACATTTCTTTTTAAAGTCCAATGTTGTGCATCCTCTCCATGTACTCTTTGTTTTGGTGCATTTGCTTTTCATGCTCTGCAGCATGAGCAATCTCTTGGAATCTATTATACATTAGAGGTGGCATAGTGCGATACACATAATACCCCACCATATCTAAATCAAGATGTAAATCTGATAACATTTTGCACATCGCTACAGCAATCTTCTCTCCTGCTGTTATATGTTTTGGCATATCATCTCCTCATGTCATTGTATCAAAAAGAAAGGGGGGAGGCAAGTCCACCACAAACTGCCTCCCCGTGGTAGCGTGACCCTACGCTACTGTGTCGCAACTAAACTGTGATAACTAATAAACTGTTCAAATGTATGGCTGCCCGTCTCATCTTCTACAGTCTTATTAACTAAATCTATTACAATGTCTGGATGGTCTCCTCCATACATACCGTGCTCATTGCTGGCCCAGAGACCAAAGCCTGTCTCTTCTCCCCATTGGTCCCCAATCAATTGAGACACAATGATACGTGCAGCATATGATGAGTCATTCCACCTTGGCTCTGCAGCCTTCAGTGCACGTGCCAGGGATACAAATCTGTCATACCCACCCCAGTGGCTGTATAAATTTAAAGATAGGTCCTGGTCTTGTCTGATACTAAATACAATACGGTCGCCCATTATTCTGTTACCTCTTCAACTTCTAGTAGTTCTAACGGATACCAATCAATGGCATAGTTTTCAACATCGCCAGTTAGTTCAATCTGTTCTACTTGGCGTTCTGCTTCCATTTCATTTTCTGCTACAATCTCAAACTCATACTGAGTTTCTCTTTGGCAGGTTATTCTATATAGTGGCACTTGCTTCCCTTTCTGCTATGGTGAAACTAATATTATACGTCAAAGCGTATAGATTTGTCAAGGCGTCTAAATACCCCTCTGCGTAGGTGCGCTCCATAGAATCTATGGCATGACCTGTTTCTTCTTCCCGCTTTAAACACAGATCCAACTGCTCCTCTGCGTCCAGCATAAGTGTTTTCAGGTGCCCATGCATAACATCTATGCCACTGCTGCCTGCGTCTATCTGTCTAATTAGATGTGGTTCTAACTCTAGATTAATTGGTTGCATTATATTCCTCTGCTATTTCTAATAGGTGGCGGGTAGCAATAATCTGCCCATTGTTAGAGATATCCTCAATCTCTAAATCCTTATACTCATCATCCTCATAGTTCTCATACTCATCCATACGCTGTTGGAGGTATGCTGAATCTTGTTCTAAACTAATTAGATGTATCTTCATATATTCAATTAGTTGTTGCATATTGCTTGTGCTCCTCACACTCTGCTACTGCTTCCATATCTGATTCTCCCATATAATGACATGAATTGCAAATCTCACCACAATCATTATCACAATACTCCATAGTATTTAGTGCATCACAATCTCTACACTTATTGTCATACTCCTCTACCGTGGTCATTTCACCCTCAGTGAACAAGACCTCGCCACCCCAGCCAGTCTCCTCTTCATAAGATAAGGTTATCTCACATTGTGGATACTGTGTTGCTAGTTTATCTATTGCCTCAACAGGTGGAGACCAAGCGGTATTGAAGCGGTATGCAAGAGAAGTCTCATCCTCTTCCATAAGTTCAGTCTCAGGATACTCTTCTCCGTCTCTAACGGCTACATCCCATTTGGTTCCCCAATTACGAACATTCCAGTCATACCAGTTATCACCCTTGAAGTCAATAATAGAATTATCATGCTTAGGGTCTTTCTGTAGTTGATATGTTTCTATATCAGTAGGCTTGATGATGTTCCAGAAAGCAAATACAGGATTAGAATACATGGTATCTACTAATTCCATTTTTTGTGTTTCCATACTCCATTGGTCATGTTGGCGTTGGAAAGGGGTATTGAGTTGAGACTTGATAGCAGAGATATCCTCTTTACTACCAGTAATCATTAGGCTATTATATGTCCAGTTTGGCATTATTCTCCCCAGTATTGTAGAATGGTATTCATAGTCATATGCAGGTTACAATCACAGTCTCCGCCGTTCATGTTTTCCATAAATTCAAAGTGGTTTAGATTATCCTCATAGATTTCTGTTACCAGTTCATCTATGGTGTATGGTTTGAATGTGGTGTTCATATATTTATTCTACAGGAATATGGGAAAAAAAGCAACTTACCGTAATAGGGTTTAGGGAAAAATATCATGTGATCTTAATCACACCCGCCGAGAAATGTCATCTCGGGATTTTTCTTGCGATCTGTACGGGACTTGAACCCGTGATCTCTACCGTGACAGGGTAGCGAATTAACCAACTATTCTAACAGACCATGTGGAGCAGTTTATACACTTGCTCAGGTGTTGAAATTACTTACGCAATTTCTAAAACGTTTTTCACTACTGTGAGCAAACGATTTTTTTCTGCTGTAATCATTGGGTCAAATCCACTCGCAGCAGCAAGGATAGATTCGTTATTGCCACCACGGGCAGAGCGATACCAATCAAGGCGTTCAGTTAGCGCATTGAAAGCACCCCAAGCAGAGCCAGCAATCATGCCGTTATACTCGCCTGTGTAGATGTCATTGATAACATCAACCTTGTTTTCCCACTTAGTGAAAGCACCCTTTGAATCCTTCTCAGGCTTAGGATACGCAGCAAGAATGATGTTATTGAAATCATTAGCGGTGATTTCTTTGGCAATCATGGCGTGTGCCATCTTGTCAAACTCATCCATGTAAACATTAGCAAGACCAAGAGTCTCACGTGCGATTTGGATTTTACCCTCAGCAGATTGTGTGTGGCGAATCTTGAAAGATTGCTTGACACCGCTACGCTTTTTCTTACCACCAAGAGCAAGATTGAGAGTGTTAGCGCACACAACACGAACAGGTGTTATGCTTGCTTGAATAGCGATTGAGCCATCATGTGATGTGTTGATGAGCAAATAAGTTTTTACCTTATCAGCAACACCGCTAGGGTCTAGCACTGTCTCACGCTCAAGAGCAAGAGAGCCAAATACTACACGCCCACCACGAATTGCGCCAGCCGTTTCCCAACGTCCACCGCCATCTAGGATGTTATCACCAAATGAAAATAGTTCTTCATTTTGTAGTGGAACATAACGCTCACCAACAATTCCCAAAACATCTGTCTGGGATTTATTAGTAGGATTATCACGCACAACATACTGATAGTTTTTATCTGATGTGAGAGTAGATGGAATCTCCAATTCTTCTAATCTAACATTCCATCCGTTTAGATTAGCAGCAGCAAGCATTTCAGCCGTATTTTTTTCTTCTGTGAATACAGTTCCTAAACCATGCCAAGCAGGTTCACGGAATGAAGCAAAAGAAGCAACACCATTTTGTGTTTCTAGTTCATGAGCCATTATTTTTTACCTTTCTTTAGTTGATTTATCCATCTTAGCAGACAGGGGGGACAAAAGTCAAATAGCCTTAGTAGATATGGGGATAAAACGGACATTTCTTAATTGTGATCTTGGTCACGCCCCCCGAGATTTTTGAAGAGGCGGAGCAGTTTAAAGACGTGCTCAGGTCCTTTCTAGATAGCCCCCTATCAGAAATCTACACTGTCAACACTGGATGACAGCCAAGTAATTTTGTCGTCGTTATATGAGACGGTATCAAAATCAATATCATGAATGATATCTTGAACATCTTCATTAGGGCCAACGTTAACAGTAATTGAATACTGTACAGTTACTTCAACCTCAACTTCTTTTGTAAGTTCAAAGCCACATATGTCTGCAATGGCTTCTGCTTGTGCAGTTGAGATATCTTCTGATTCTAATTCACCCATGGTCCACTCATGCATGCCGTCACGCATTGCCTGCAAGGTGCCTGCAGTCGTGTAGTCACGTTGTGTGATTCGTTGAATGTGCTCTTCCAGTTGCTGGATACGTGCATTCTTTTCATTAATCTGAGTTTCCATAAATTCAGTTGTCATTGTGATTGTCTCCATTAGAGGGCTTCCTTTCCTAGTTCATCAAACTCTTTGATAACATCAATCATCTCATCTAATTGAGATTCTGTCAATAGCACATTAGTTGCTAGTGTTGCGGTTAGTGAGGCAATATGAGCAGAATAAGCAAACATCGCTCTTGCGAATTCGTCATCTGTCATTTGGTTTCTATTGTGATAAATAGAACTGGCTAATGTCATGGTTGATTCGTCCATAACTGCGTCTTGTGTTGCGGTCTGTAGGGCTAGGGCTGTGGCTATCATTTTTTCTTCTTTCTTTAGTTGATAATATAATCTTAGCATAGGGTTCTGACATTTTCAAATCCTGGTCTTAATTGATCCCACATAATGAGATGTGATATTGATCACAAAATCTCGGGCGCATTTTTGGAGGGGAGCAGTTTTACATCATGCTCAGGATGAAGGCTCTCAGGGGACTTTCGCAGACTGGGATCTGCCTTGAACGCAGAGAGCAATTTGGCTTTGAGGGGCGGAAGAAATGAACGAAGACCGCCCCCCAATTTTATTAGTAGGTTTTCACCATAGCAAATCTAGTTTGGTTGTTTGCCAATCGCAACATAACCCGTGTTACATTTTTTGTTTGTGGCACAAACTTTTCAATTCGTCCTGTAACGCCTGTCTTGCTTGTTGTGAATAGGTCACCGATTTGGTAAGTGTATCCGCCTA